AATACGTTCGCTTCACTCATACCTCCTGTCAGTGAATCTGACGTTCTGACCAACAGCCCATGCCATTGTGTACTCGATGAGGCTCGCCATTCGTCCTACGCTCATCTCTGCGCTGCTCTCGCGGATATTGACGTACTCACCCTCTAACCCGGGTACTACTTCAGCCTCCTGCTTTGTAGCGACTGCGTGACCGCTAATCAGCAATACCTTCCACTGTTCTGGCTTGAGTTTCTTTCCGCACCACATAACTTGGCGAGCGATATCACCCAAAAGCGCGTGAAACTTCGCGTTCTGGTCGAGGTTTCGCTTGTAGTCGGATATTTTGATGGTAATGGGTCGGTCATTGTCGAGAGGTGATGCGAGGATGGCGTTTATTGCTGACTGCTGTTGCTGCTTACTTCGAAGGAAGATTGTCTGTTTCATTCCTCACCTCATTGCGTTTAAAGGCGATATCCGTTCCTGTAATAGGCTTGCTCTCCAGAGGAATACACCCCACCGTTTAGATACCTTTTGTAATCCTCTTGCTGGGATTCCCACACCTTATGCAGGTCTGGCTTGTTTCTTTCTCTGGTCTGCCTGCACAGTTCCAAAATAAATTCGAGTTGCTCTTTCTCGCTCATACTCGCTCCTTCACTTTGATTCCAGCGGCGCGGATGGCATTTTCTACCTCGTCAAGTGTGGCGCTGATGCAGTCGCTGCACGCATATTTTTTAAGCTGCAACTCAGTAGGGAGCTTTATCACGATAGCTGCGCGAGATTTTTGCCAAAACTCCCAGCACGTGTCTGCATAATCCTGATTGGGATAGTCTTCCAGTTCCCACCCGGTTAATTCTTCAAAAACTTCGGCAAACTGCTTTCTTGATTCGTCCATATTCCTCTCCATCAATGAACCTGCTCGCCAATAGTCATCTTCACGCGCATCGTTCCGTCATCCCACTCGTGAAGCATCTCGGTCTTTCCTACGCTATCCAGATAGCCACGCACAAAGCTTAGACAATAGTTAACTCTGTCTTCGCCTGCTGCATGCACTGCCATCATTGCTTCCTGAAATAACTTGTCTGCTTTCTTCTTATTCATCATTCCTCTCCATCAGCGTGCTGGGGTGTTGGTTTTGGGCTGGTAGTTGTTGCCGACCAGTCTGAAGCGGTCATATTCGATACTCATGGTATCTGAGAACCAAAACTTAGGCGTTAATGGCTTTGCCATGGCGTAATCAGAACCAGCGGTTACAACTACGTAATGGTCACCGTACTTAATCGACTGGACTAATTGACCGGGCTTAAACACATCTCACCTCTCTTAATGCCTTGTTGATAAATGCAGTCAGTGGATTGGCGCATCCCCAGTTAATGACGCGCTTTTTGCTGTATACCCATGTTTTCCTTATGTCGCTCCAGTCGCGGTAAATCTCTCCCTGCTCATGCATTTCCTTGAGGATTTTCGCCATGTGCTGCTTATCAAGTCCCGTATATTCAGCCAGGTCAGATGCGAATGCCTTTTCATGATGCTCCAGATATTCGACTACCGGCTCAAAGCGCTTAGGGTATCCAGTTAGGCGATATCGCTTTGCCCTGTTTTTGGCTATGTAGAATTCGACGTCACCGGCCTGAACCATCTCCTTGAGAGTGATGGCTACGGTGTCTCGGTTTGTGTTGGGTATTCTACGAAGTTCTGCGAGTGATGCGTGGGCGTGTGTTTCAAGGTGGTTGAGTATTTTGTCTCGTGTGTTCATTTCCAGCAGTCCTCATTATCTCGTTCAGGCCAGCGAAGCCAAACGACTTCATAAACAAATGGAATAAACAGATTGAAGAAGTTTTCCCATTGGCTATCTGCATAGCCTGTGGCCTTATCTACCAGCGCTTCGAGTGGATGTTTACGCTTTGGTGGTCGGCTAACCTCATAAATCCTTTCAAACTGAGTAATCAGTTCTTCCTCTTCCAGGCATTTGTCCAATACCGCCATGAATCTAGGGTTCATGAGCATTTGTGCAATCGTTGGGTTTTCCATTAATTCTCCTAACAATCGTATTCATCCTGATAACTGCGCAGTTCGTTCTGCACGAATGCATATGGGTCAAGACCAGAGTGTTTGTTGCTGAAGTAATAGGTTTTCTCTGCGCCGGGGGCATGTCGTGATTTGGTGCAGATGATTTCGGTTACGCCTTTAAGCTCTGTTTGCGGGTTGTATTTCTCATCGCGGTAGACCATGAAAATAACGTCGGCCTCCTGCTCGATAACACCAGATTCTCGCAAGTCAGAGTTAAGCGGTCGTTTGTTAGCGCGCTCTTCACATTTACGGCTCAGCTGGGACAATGCGATAACCGGGCAGCGCAATTCCTTTGCAAGGTTCTTCAGGCCGGTAGCAATTTCACCAACTGACTGGTTCATGTTTTCCGGATTAGTCATCTTCATCTTCTGAAGATAGTCGACGACGATAACGCCCAGGCCACCGAGCTTTTTGTGCATCCTCCGAGCCTCAGCGCGTAACTGGTGAATGCTCAGGGATGTTTTGTCGTTGATGTGTATTGGCGCGGTTCCGAATTCTTCCAGGCACTTTCCAACCTTTGCCCATTCGGTATCCTGATTTTTGCCATTCGTGCCAAGCAACCCCTCTTTACTGACCCCTGCTCGGTGAAAAGCGATGCGCTGAGAAATCTGCTCGATGGGCATTTCAAGGCTGAAGAACATCACAGGCTTCTTGCTTTTCAGGGCCACCGTTTCGGTAACTGTGGTGCTGAACATTGTTTTGCCAGTGCCCGGGCGACCGCCTACAACGATAAAATCCGTGTTGTTGAATCCGCCAAACGCCTTGTCGATGTCTGTCAGCCCAAGTTCTGTCCTGTGCTTCCAGATGTCGCCGTTGATGATTGACTCAACCTCGTCAATTGCGATCTCAATTCCGTCGAGTATGTGGCGCGTTCCTGATTCGCTGAACGCTTCAATCGCTCCAATGCTGGTCTGGATGTTGCCTATGATGTCCTGCACACTGTCGGTGGTGGGCTCAGAAAGCTTCTGAATCCCTTCCTGCAGCATCTGAATCATCATGCGACCGGATGTGAACTCTTTGAGCTTCTGGACATACGCAGGCAGGTTACGTAGCGATGGAATGTCTTTCGTTGTTTCCGCCAGGTATGCGAATCCGCCAACCTTGTCGAGCTCTCCGCGCGCTTCAATGTCAGAGGTGACAGTCAGCAGGTCAACGGGAGATCCGATTGAGTTAAGCTTCTTCAGCGTGCTGAGAACAACCTTGTGCGCATACACGGTGAAATCACTTTCACTCAGCCCTTCAATGGCATCCTGAGCTGCATCTGCGAATTCATCCCTTCCCAGCATGATTGAGCCAAGGACGTTGCGCTCGATGTATGAATCTACAAACCTGCTCATGCAGTGACTCCTTTACGCTGCCTGTGCTCGTTGATGGCCTGCTCGTACACAGAGCCCCAATTCTTCGGGTTAAGTATCCAGTCCAGTGTCAGCCAGGGCTGATCGCCTTTTGTGGTGAACAGCGATGATTTGCCTATCAGGTCGAATGCCATTCCCATGTGCTTAAGCTCGCGCCAGTTACCTTGTGACGTTTTTCCGTTCCACACCGCTTCCAGATCGCGATGCGCAGGACGGCGGCGATTCCATTCGTGAGGTGATACAGCCTTAGCCGGGAATTTCTCGTTCCACAGAGTAATAATTTCTTCATGAGGGCAAGCAGAAGGATTGCTTCCCTGCCCATCAGCCCAAACCAGAGCGTCTGACAGGTAGCCATCAAAGCGAGTCATGCGGCAGATGTTGTTAGGCTTAGGTGGAGTCTTGCGTGCATCCCAGCAGGTAATAGCCCATTTGATTACCAATTTGAGTTCATCAACGGAGTAACAAACCCCTCTGGCTTTAACAGTGATAAGGGCTTTCACAAACGCTTCAGGCGATGCGCATTTAGCTCCTGCCAGACTGTTGTAATAATCCAGACAATCAAGAGCGAGAGCTTCCACCCCCTCTGGGGGATTAAGGGGGGTTTTATTATTCTTGTTAAGTACCTTCTTGTTCTGTTCGACGGATGGTTCGACGAACCCCTCGACGGCTACCAGCTTCAAGGCCGCGCCATTGCTGGGTTTAGGTTCGACGGAAGGTTCGACGGAAGGTTCGACGGAAGGTACGACGCCTGAAATACCCTGATATTCACAGTAATTTGTGATGGAAATTACTAATCCAAAAGGGTTTCCTTCCTTGGTGATCATGTTTTCCTTGCAGAAGAAATTGAGCATTCTCTCAACCGCTTTCGGGCTCTTTTCCTTCCCATCCTGATCGCGAAGTTTTCTTGCCAGAACCGTAGTGGTTGTTACCAGTTGACCGGCTTCCAGCTTCCACTCCCTTCCTGCAAATTCGTTAATGCCAGGCTTGTAACGAGCTTCACCAAGCAGGCGGACCCACAATGCAAGCTTGGCCGTATCTTTCGACCATGGAGCATTGAGGGCGCTCCTGAACATGGCAAAGTGACCTTGCTTTCTGTTGTCCAAGTGAGAGCTCCTGGAAGACATCTCTTCCGTTCGTACTAACTTAACGACGCCCATTCTTCACTCCTGCTTTGGCTAGTCTGTAAACACCAATAAGACGCTCTGCGAACGCCCGGTTATTGGCAGCTGTATTCACTAATCCTTCAGGTGAATCAGGGTGTCGAATCTCTTCTTTTTCCTGGTACTTTTTACGCTTTCGCATTAAAATATCTCCTGTGAATAGTGTTGACGTAACACAGTGTTCTCAGGCCTCGAATGAGTTACCGCTCATCGGGGCCTTTTCTTTGCTCAGATAACTAGCCAGCCGCTTAGTCAGCTCAGCCATTTCCTCGTCTTCGATTCCGTATTCCAGAACCGCAAGCATCATGCTCACCTGAGAGAAGAAACCGTTCTTCCACCGGCTTACCTGGTATTCAGGAATGCCCATGGCTTTAGCGAATGTCTTCTGACCCATCAGAGCCAGCTTGTTAAGCAAGGTCGATTCGATACGAGCCGCCTTCTTGCTTTGAGTTGCAATTCCATTCATAGATAATTTCCTTAGTTAAATAGTTAGTTACGCATCGGTTGATGCGATTTGAAGTTTGATGTTCGCTTTTCAGCGACGTAGGACGAGAGTCCGTTGTTGGGTGTTACTTAAGCTGCTTTGTAAAGCTGTGGGAAAAGTTCTTCCAGGCTAAGGCCGGTGACTTTCACCCAAACTTGGGCGCGCTGGACAGGCAATGTGCCACCGCGCTTTTTCAACAGGCTGATTGCCTGCGGCGTTACACCTACTCGCTCTGCCAACTCTTTCTGGCTGCATCCGGCAGCAGTGAGGGCTTTATCGAGAGGAGTAACACGATGCTGTTTACTCATGTTGATCTCCTTTATCAGCAATCAACACTAGGTTAATACATTTGAGGATTTAAATCAACACTGTGATGATTGATTAAATCAACGCATTGTTTACCATTGCGCCATGAACCAAATATATCCGACACTGGCTGACCGCCTGCGCCATCTGATGCGCGAAGAACGTCTCAAGCAAAAGGATCTGGCAGAAATGCTGGAGACCTCACCGCAGACAATTAACAACTGGCTTAAACGAAATTCTATGAGCCGTGATTCAGCTCAAAGTCTTAGTGAAAGTACGGGTTATTCGCTGGACTGGCTGCTGAATGGCTCTGGACAACCGAAACTTGAGGGTAGTAACTTTGTCGATTCTCGCCTGAAACTCGCGGAGTGGGATGATGAGCTTCGTGATAGCGGCGATTTCGTGGAGGTACCGCTCTTGAGTGTCAGATTGTCTGCAGGAGGAGGCGCTTATGAAGTTGATGAGGATGAGGTTTATGCATTACCTTTCCGCGCCAGTACGCTGAGACGACTCGGAATCAGAGTTGCCGACGCTAGGGTTGTTACCGTGGTCGGTGACAGCATGGAACCTAAACTTTCAGATGGTGATAAAGTCGCAATAAATCTAAACGACCGTACTATCAGAGATGGCAAGATGTACGCCATACGAATGGGTGAGATACAGCGCGTTAAGACATTAATTTCAAGACCTGATGGTGGCATCATTGTCCGGTCTTACAACCAGGCATACAAAGACGAACTTATAACTAAAGAGCAGCTGGCCAACGAAGACATGGTTGTCATAGGCCGGGTATGGTGGATCTCTTCCCTCGTATAATCAACACAGCCTAAACAAACCCCGCTCAGTCGGGGTTTTTTTGTTGCCAAAAATCCCAAAAAGCATTTCCTGTCAAAAATAAATCACTTTAAAAAACAACACCAAATCATCAAAATAAACACAAATATCAAAATTAAATCCACGCCGTGTTGACTTATAAATCAACATGGAGTTTAATTAGCTCATCAACACGGAGCGCTACTCACCAGGACGGTGAACATACAACGATTCAGAGATGAATCTACGAGGCTGAAAAGCCTGAATCACTAAACAAGAACCAAAGAGGTTTATATGTTTGAAGTTATTTGTAATCCAATCCTTGGAAGCATGATTTTCACGTTTGCTATTTGCTTCGGTTTCACAATCTGGTCAGAAGTAAGCGACTGGATGTGGGATAGAAAAAACAAATAAGTGGTTTTTGGTGGTGGTTGGATAACTGCCACCACCAAAGTTCATCAGGAGGTCACTATGACACGCAAAACAGCTTTCAATGGCTCAGCATCAGGTCGTCGTCGTGAGCGTCGTGCAGCGCTCCAGAATGAGATTACGGCAAGCTCAGAAGTAATGCATCGCCCTACTCTAAGCCGTGCGCAGATTCAGGCTAAAGGTGCACACGAAACGCCTAAGCGCATCGAAGACGCTAAGCCGATCAAATTCATGGTTCAGGACGCGTTCTGGCAGCTGGAAGAATACAAGCGCAACCTTGAGCGTGCAGCGATTGTTTATGCGAATGAGTTTGGACGTAAGCAGGATGTGAGCGGCGCGGTGTGTCTGCCAGAAGTGGCGCTTTTCGCAGCTGGTCACCGTAAGTCTATTAACGTAACAGCGAGGTAGGTATGGGAAAGGTTATGGCTCCGAATTACAAAGTTTGCTATCGCACTGCTGACCAGGTTAGCCGGGTGACAAATCAGTTGGCGGGAAGCTTCATGTACTTTGCTGAAGCTCAGGACGCACTGGACACTGGTTTGTTTTGCCAGAAGGTTCTGGTTCCAGTGTGGGAGCTGTCAATTGAGGAACGCTGCGACTTCCTCGGAAAAAGATTTGCGATGGTGAAGAAAGAGAATCTTTCACCTTCTGATTACCCACTGGCCGCATAGTCGGCCTTCTTTTGGCAGCAAGCCACAGAGGTGAATATGAAAGAGTTTAAGGGTACGCCGGGCCCATGGGTAGCATCGAAAACAGACAGAAGTATCGGTCCGATAAGCAGGGATGATGATCAGTCGTATGGAATGATATTGCCGGTTGCAT